CCGCTCCACGGCGGCGGCGCCGGCAGTGAACCGTATTGGAAAGAGGACATGCAGAACATCAATCGCGAGCATCCGGAGTACGTCGCGCGAACAGCGATGTGGAAGCGGTACAAGGACCTCTACGCGGGCGGCGAGCGCCTGCGGGAGAGCGCGTCGGCATACCTGGTGCGGCGGCACAAAGAGCCGAACGACGTCTACGGCGAACGTCTGGGCAGGGTGTTCTACGAAAACTACATCGGCTCGGTGATCGATTGGTACGCGGCCACGCTCATGCGGCGGGAGCCGATGGTGCTGTTCGAAGGCAACGACGCGGCCGCGAAGGATTTTTACAGCCTTCTAACCGACGACTGCGACCTGAAAGGAACGAACCTGCACGAGTTCTTCCGGAGGCAGTTCATACAAACGCTGGTATGCGGCAGCAGCTACGTGGTGGTGGACTTCCCGCGAGCGAGCGCGCGGGCGTCGACGCGCGCGGAGGAAGACGCATCCGGCAGATCGCGCGCATTCCTGGTGGATTACGGGGCGGAGGAAGTCATCAACTGGAACTACGATTCCAACGGCGCGCTCGAGTGGGCGGTGATCCGGACATCGTGCCTGCGACAGTCGAAGGTCACGGACGCGAAGTGGGAGCGGGAGACGCGATGGATCTATTACGACCGCGAGCGTTTCCAGGTTTTCCGGAAGGGAAACGAATCGAGCGAGATCGAGCTGGTGGACGAGGGACAACACGGGCTGGCGGCCGAGCGGCGGGTTCCGATGTTCCGCATGGAAGTGAGCGAGGGGCTGTGGCTGATGAACAAGGCGGCGCTGGTCCAACTGGAGCACTTCAACAAATCCAACGCGCTCGGTTGGGCGCTGACGATGGGGCTGTTCGCGAGTCCGGTGGTGTATTCGGAGCGCGAGTTCAGCCAGGTGGTGGGGGAATCCTACTACATCCAACTAGGGCCGGAAGACCGATTCGGATGGACGGAGCCGGAGGGAAAGGTCTACCAAATCGCGGCGGACAACTTGTTGGCGCTGAAGGACGAGATCTACCGGGTGTGCTACGCGATGGCGCAGGCAGGCGGGTCGGCGGCGGGAAGCCGGCAGCAATCGGCGCTCAGCAAGCAGTTGGACTTCAGCATCACGGAGGAAGTTCTGCGGGCGTACGGCGACATGGTGAAAGACGCCATGAAGCAGGTGCTATGGGCCATTGCGGCGGCGCGGCGGGACGAGATTGCGATCGACGTATCGGGTCTGGACGACTTCGACATTCAGGACTTCGGCACCGAATTAGACGACGCGAAAAAGCTGCTGGGTTTAGGGATCGGGTCGGAGACCTTGACGAAACAGATATTCAAGAGGCTGGCTTTCAAGTATCTGTGCGACGCGCGGCAGGAGGTCAAGAACCAGGTGGCGGAGGAGATCGACCGGGCGTAGTTGGGGGCAAGGCTCGCTGGTGGGATGGGGAGTCTGGGGTTCAGAAGTGAAATCGGGAGGGTTATGGAAGAAATCGACGTACAAGCGATCGTGCGGCAAGCGCTCAACGAGTTCGTAAGTCGGGAGCAGAGCAAGAGCGAGCCGGCGCACAAGGCGGAGTTGCAGGAAGAGCGCAAGCGACGGGAGCAGTTGGAACGCCGGGTGAACGAGTTAGTGGAAGAGAACAAGCGCAGCCGGCGCGTGGCTGAGGAAGCGGAGAGGGGTTCGGCGGTGCGAGCCGAGCTGCAACGGCTGGGCGTGGTGAAACTCGACCTGGCGTTCAAAGCCGTGCAGGACGCGGTAGTGCGGGCCGAAGACGGGCGGCTGGTGGCTAAAACGGATAGCGGGGAAGCGTCCGTGAGAGACTACCTAGCCGCGTTCGTGGCGGAAAATCCGGAATTCCTGCCGGCGCGGATCGCGGGCGGAAGCGGGCTCTCAGCGACGCAGAAAGCGCCAGTGGCCAGCCGTCAGACGGTGGACCTGGAGCGCATCCGTCCGGGAATGGACGCGGAGGAAATGCGGCGCGTGCGAGAGGAGATCGTGCGGGTGGCATCACAGAGCCTGCGCGGACTATAGGGCTGGTCATGAAATGACGGTTCCAACCGTCGAGCCGCAATCGTGAGGGAGCGGCAGGACCAAGTGGACATGTCGTTTCACGACACAGAAAGAACCGGCGACGGCAGGCGACCGCGCCATGCCCGGCGCGGGCCGGGCGTGCCCGGCCCCTACCGGCGACCGGCAGTAACAGACAGTAAGGAGAATACATGGCAGTTATTACTTCAGCAAACGTCGCGACTGCGATTGTCAAGCTGGTGGCGGCGGAAGCTTTGCCGGTGCTGGTGGGGAACCTCGTAATGGGGAACCTGGTCAATCGAGACTATGAACCGGCCTTGGCGCAAGCCGGGGACACGATCAATGTGCCAATCCCGCCGGACATGGTGGCGAACAACATTATCGACGGAAGCGGATTGGTGCAGCCTCAGAACCCGAGCCTGGGGAACGCGCAAATCGTGCTCAACACGCATGTGGAAGCGACTTTCCAGATTCCGGACGTGATCAAGGTGCTGGCGACGCCGGACCTGATGAAGGTCTACATGGGGCCGGCGATGGCGGCGATCGCACAGAGGATCGAGAGCGATCTGCTTTCGCTGTACGGGGGATTCACGATGAACGGGACGGTGGGAACGCCCGGCACGGCGATCACGGAAGCCACGATCGACGCGGCGGAGACGGCCCTGTTCCTGGCGAAGTCTCCTTCCACGGAGCAAAAGTTCATCGTAGTGGACGCCGCCGCGTATTCGGCGTGGAGGCAGATACCGCGATTCAGCGAGTTCCAGACGGCGGGCGACGCGGGATTGCGCGCGCTGATCGACGGGACGGTGGGGAGGGTGAAAGACTTCTTCGTCTTCCGTTCGCAGTGGGTGCCAAAAACGGGCAGCAACCCGACAACGACGCACAACATGGCGTTCACGAAGAACGCGATCGGCCTGGTGGTCCGCCGGCTGCCGCAGCCGCTGCCGGGAACCGGAGCGATCGCGGAATACGCCGAGTTGGGCAATTTCGGCATGCGGGTGGTGATGAGCTACCAGCCGAACACGCTGGCGCAGCAGTTCACGGTGGACGCGCTCTACGGGTGCGGCATACTGCGGAACCAACTGGGCGTGCAGGTGCAGACCTAGGGAGGGGACGGCGGGCCCGAGGGCCCGTCCGCGGCGCCGGTTCAGCCAGGGTGCGGCTGGGCCGGCGCGGCGGTTTCCGAGAATTCCGGCGAGGAGAAAGAACATGGATTTGAGGGCGTTTTATCAGAGAATTCGCGACGAGGCGGCGGCGATCAAAGAACCGTTTCCGATCGTCATAAGCCTGGCGACAGCGGACGGCGGCAAGGAAGGCACGCCCATCGAGGTGACGCGGCCACTGGCCGCGAAGATGATGGTGGAAGGATCGGCGCGACTGGCGAACCCAGAGGAAGCGCGGCAATTCCGGGAACAACAGGCCGAGGTGAAACGCCTGGCGGACCAAGCGGCGGCCGCGGCCCGAGTGCAACTGACGGTGCTGACGACAGCCGAGTTGAACCGGCTGCGAAACCCCGGAAAGCCCGCCAAGGACTAGACGAACATGGCTCTGTTCCTAGATGGCGCGGTATCGACGACCGAGGACCTGACGGCGCAGGACTCGCAGCTTCTGGATGTCGCCAGCACGGAGGGAATCGACCTGGGAAGCAAGCTGGCGCTGGCGCAAGAGGAACTGGGCGTCGAACTGCGGGCGCTCTTAAGCAGGGCTAGCCCGTGGGACCCGTTCTGCTGGCCCGCGCCGGCCTATATCGAACACATGGGTATCCGTCACGTGGTGGTCACGCCGCCGCTGAAGATGTGGCACACGTTTCGGACCCTGGAGACGGTCTACCGGGATGCGTACAACAACGAATTAAACGACCGCTACGCGGGGAAGCGGGACGCGTTCCGCGAAATGGCGATCTGGGCGCGGGAGAAACTGATCCTTCTCGGAATCGGGATGGTATGGAAACCCGTGCCGCGAGCCGAGACTCCCGCGATAGCGCCGGCGCAGGGAGCGTTGGCGGCCGGAACCTACTATGTGACGATGGCGTGGGTGAACAGCACGGGCGAAGAGGGAGCGAGCGCGACGCCGGCGGTGGCGACAACCACGGGCGGCACGCTGGCGGTTCATCCCGGAGCGGCGCCGCAGGGAGCGACGGGCTGGAACGCGTACATAGGCGTTTCGGCGGAAAGCATGACCCTGCAAAACACCTCTCTCCTTTCGCCGGGACAGAACTGGACGCAGCCGGCGACGTTGACGACGGCGGGGCGGAAGGCCGGCTCGGGGCAAGCGCCAAGCTACCTGTGGCCCGCGCCGCGCGTACTGCAGAGGGGCTGATGGCAAGTCGAATCGGAAGCGCAATCACGTCGAAAATCGTGGCCCTAATGACGGCGCCACAAGGGGTGAGCGTCGAACTCGCGGCGCTCGCGCCGCCGGACCAGGCGGCGGCGAGCCTGTGGCAGGCATCGCAAGTGCGGGCGCAGAACGCAGCGGCCGACCTGGTGGAGCGCAGCAGCGGGACGCAATACCCGGCCGCCAACGTGTACTGCGAAAAACTCGTCAACAAGCTGACGGAGAAATTCCGGACGTTTTCGGGTACGGCGCAGATGGCGATTGAAATCCGTTATTCGCAGGACCGCCTGGAAGGACTTCAGGACAGGCTGGAGCTGTACACGGACGCGGTCGCACAGACTCTGGACGGGTCGCGCGGCGACTGGGGCGACGGCATGTTCTTCGCCGGAGCGTACGAGGCGTCTTACGGAGCGATTAAACACGGCGGGAAGAACTTCGTCCAGCA